AAAGCGACCGCTGACACCGCTACAACCGGCACCATTGTCACAACACTCAGTAATGCTAATTTAACTGTGGGTGCTGGAGCGCAGCGTGCACTACTTGCTGTTGTTAGCTGGATGCCCGGCGCGGGTCCGCCTACTTCTCCAGTTGCTCATTGGGATACGGCTGGTACCAATCAATTGATGACCCAAATTGGATCTATTATTACTAATGTTAGCCATGCTTCAGTTGGTTTATTTGGATTATTAAATCCTACCTCTGGAAACAAGAATTTTACAGTAACGTGGACAAATACCTGTGATTGTTATATTGATCTAATTGCGTTTACTGGCGTAGATCAGACGTCAATTGCAGCAGCGTTTCCAAATTTTATCGGTGGAACTGGTACAGCCTCTCCTGCAAGTGTGGCTATAGCTTCCGCTAGCGGCCACTATACGGTTGCGACATTTGCTGCAGATGCCACCGCCGACCTCGTAGCAACGAACCAAACAAACTTATATGGGCCCGATATATCCGATCCAAACGGTTCGGGTGCGGCGAACTATGCCGTAGGCTCAGCACTAAATACACATACTTGCACCCTCACCGGATCTGGATTTTGGGCAGCTTGTGGTTGTGATGTAGCAGGAGCATCTGTAGTTGGTGGTGCTCCAATTTTATTATTTTCACAATCTCGTGGTTATTCTAAATTATTTACTAATATTATTGGACTCCTTGTTAACTTTTCTAAAGCTTTTGTTGCAGGTGGTGGTGGTTCTACTACTCAAAAAGCACTTACTATTCTTATTGGCCAATCAATATCATTATTCAAGCAAGTAGGTAAAATCCTTACTGTTCCTATCAGTGAAGTAGTTAAAATATTTAAGAGTGTAGGTAAAATCCTTACTGTTCCTATCAGTGAAGTAGTTAAAATATTTAAACAGGTAGGTAAAAGTTTCTCTAATCCTATCGGGCAGATTGTTTCGTTGTTCAAGGGTGTAAACAAGAAATTCAATACTTCAATAGGACAAGTAATTTCACTATTCAAGCAAATTACCAAAACCTTTACTGTTCCTATTGGGTTAGTAGTCTCTACATTCAAAAACATCGGTAAAGTTGCATTTGTTGTACAGATAGGTCAAACTGTTTCTACCTTTGCTCAAACTGCTAAAAATAAGTTAGTAACAATTAACATCGGTCAGGTTGTTTCGTTATTCAAATCTGTGTCAAAAACTTTCACTATCTTTATTGGTGAAACTGTTTCTACACTCAAAAATATAACAAAAACCTTTACCAATTTCATTGGATTGAATGTATTATTTTCTAGGTTGTTTGCTACTAACAAGACACCTATCAATATTAGCATAGGTCAGCAAGTATCATTATTCAAACAAGCAGGTAAAATATTCAATATTCCTATCGGACAGATTATTTCGACATTTCGTCAAGTAAGGAAGATAATTAATGTTAACATCGGACAGATTATTTCAACATTCAAGAATATTGGTAAGACAGCCTTTGTTGTTCAGATAGGAGAGACTGTCTCTACCTTTACTTCTAAAGCACTTAATGTGATCAAAAATATCAACATTGGTCAGGCAGTGTCATTATTCAAGCAATCTGGTAAGATCATCACTAATCAAATAGGTCAATTAGTCAAGCTATTTAAACAGCCAGGTAAGATCCTCACTATTCCTATCGGGTTAACAGTTTCGACATTCAAGCAAGTAGGTAAATTATTCACTACTCAAATTGGTCTGCTAGTAAATTTTGCAAGAAATCAAGGAGCACTAGGAAGAACATTTATCATCAATATAGGTCAGAATGTGACATTGTTTAAACAAGTAGGAAAGATTATCAACATTCCTATCTCTCAACTTGTTTCAGTATTCAAGAGAACCAACAAAATTTTTACTACTCAGATGGGTATTGTCGTTTCTTTTATTCGTCAGTTTGCTGTCAATAAGCCAGCGATCAATATTAACATTGGTCAGACACTGTCAATCTTCAGGAAACTAACCTTCTCTAGAATATTTACTGTTAGCATCGGTCAGGCAATATCTATATTCAAACAAGTTGGAAAGATCATTACTACTCAAATCTCGAACCTATTCTCAGCTGCAAAAGCTTCACCAAAGAAGGTTAGTACTAGCATCAGTCAGGCAATATCTATATTCAAAACAAGTGTTGCTCAGAGATCATTCACTTTTATTATCTCCCAGCAGACAAAGATATTCAAACAAGTTGGAAAGATCCTTACTGTTGTAATGGCTCCTGCTATTTCATTATATAAGAGAACAAATAAGATCTTTAGAATTGCAATATCTTCAGTAGTGAATTTCACAGCACAATTCTTTACTCCACCTACAGGTCATACTTTCACCATAAATATTGGTAGTAAGGTTTCTGTCTCTACTATCAGACTAATATTCTCGAAAATCTTTGCTCGTCCTTTCAATACTGTTAAAGCACCGTTTGTCGCTGCAGCAGTATCAGTTGAAAGCATAAAAGCAAAACCTAAGCAAATCGTTTCAAAAATTGCTATTTCGGTTAAGACTATGGTAGAAAACATAAAAGTTAAATTTATAGGTAAAGGTTAATAATGGGAAGTGTTATTGATATACCCGGGTTATCTATGGGCACTGATGTTCTTTCTTATGGAAATAGCAGTGTAAACGCTGCTATGACTTCCACAGGATTTTTTGTAAATGGTACATCTTTAAGTTCTGGTATGACGATGATTTTTGGCATTGATTTAAATAATCTTAAGGGCCCGGGCATTTATGCTTGTAGTGATTCTTCTTGTACCAATGGTCCTGTTGCAACCGGTCAATATTATGTTGAAGTTATAGTTTATGGATTAGCACCTTCTGCTTACCTGATGCAACGAGTAACTGATTTATCATTTGGTGTTACTTATATTAGAGTGTGTTTAAACTCAATATGGTCTACATGGAGACAGTTTGTAATGGCTGATATTCCTTTCAGTCATAGGAATATTATAGGTCGTAATGGTGGTATGGAAGTATGGCAACGAGGTACTTCAATTTCAGTTTTAGCAAGTACAACAGTTTATACTTTAGATGGTTGGTATTGTTGGACTAATGCTAACCAAGCATGCACAGTAAGTAGAGTCACAGGCTTGACTTCAAATTCTAGATTTGCAGCAAAATTTCAACGTAACTCAGGTCAAACAGGTGTTGTTCAGATTGCTGCGTTAGCTTGTCCATTAGATGCCGATGAACTCATTAAAATATTAGGAAATTCACTTTGCCTTAGTTTTACAATGAAGGCTGGAGCTAACATTTCATCGGCTGGAGGATCAGTAGGAGTTTATTTAGCAACTGGTACTGGTGGTTCACCTGCAAAACGAGGTAATAGTGGTTATACAGGAGAATCTGGTATTATTAGTGCTTTAGTGGTACCATCTACCACCGCTCAACGATTTACACTTCTTTCAGCACAGGTAACTGGAAACATCAATCAAGCTGAATTGCAATTCTACTATATTCCAGTTGGTACAGCAGGAGCTGACGATGGATTTACTGTTGATGACGTTCAACTTGAAATTATTCCTACAGGTCAAAATATTACCTCTGCTACTACTTTTGAACGTACCGACTATTTGTATGATCTTCAGCGATGTCAGAGACATTTATTTGTGGGTGCTATACAAGTACCTATTCCACCTGTTCAAAATTTAAGAACTCTTCAAATGCGAGCAGTACCAACTATTACTGGTGGAGGGGCAGGTTTTGTCTCAACTGGTACTACAGCTGATAGTTTGATTGGTTCTCAGACTACCGCCGCGGCACCAACACTTACTCTATCATCTGAAATATAAATACTAAAAACATTGGGAAAGTGAACTATGTCTGATACTAATTTTAAAGTAAAAAATACTCTTACTGTCAATACCAACTTTGTTGCAAATGGATCTCAAGTCTCTATAGGTGCTAACGTTGTTTTTACGAACAATCAGGTCTTAGTTGGTAATTCTACTTCTGGCGTCCAAGTAAATCTAGCAAATGTCGTCGTCGGTAACTCTACTTCTAATGTCACAATAGCTAATACTGGTGTTACTTCACCATTTTATGGTGGTGCTGGTATCATGCCTACTGCTAACTCTTATTGGGCAAACACAGCAGGCCTTGTCGTCACAACCGATAAGCTTAATGCAGTAGGTGTATATACAGTACTTACCGATGCTGCATCCATTGTGTGGGATCACGCTTTAGGATTAAACTTTTCAGTCACTATTGGTGCCAGTAGAACATTAGCATTTCCATCAAATCCTGTTATCGGTCGTTCAGGTACACTCCTTGTGCGACAAAATGGTACAGGTGGGTTTACACTTTCTTATGCAGCAAATATTGTATTCGATACAGATACAGCTCCAGTTATTGGTGTGGGTGCTAACAAATACACACTTCTATTTTGGCATTATATCGATGCAACACATCTTCTTATAACCATGGCAGCAAAGAACTTTACCTAACATGTTTCAAGGTTTTGCAATTATAGACCGATATAAGACAGATTCAGGTAGCCAAGTCTTTAACGGGAATGGTACTACTACTCCTGTTTCATCTCCTTTTACTATTCCACGCTATAATACAATAACTGTTTCATATACAAATGGTGCCACAGGAGGAACAGGAGTAGCAGGTAGTATTGGTACAGCAGGATCGCCGGGAGCGACTGGTAGCACTGGTAGCACTGGTTCAGCAGGTACACCTGCAGGATCACCAGGTGGTGCTGGTGGTGCTGGTAGTCCTGGCGCCGCAGGAGCTCCAGGAGGTGCAGCTCCTTCATCATGGCCAGGTAGTGCAGGTTCTGCAGGTTCACCAGGTGGTACTTCAAGTTTTAATGGGGGAACAACTACAACATTTACTCGAGGAACACCTGGTGCACCAAATGTTGGTAGTTCTGTAACTGTAACAGCTGGTGCTCGTGGTGCAGGTGGAGCAGGCGGTGCAGGGGGTCCTGGCGGAACTGGTGGTGCTAACGGAGCTGGTGGTGCAGGTGGAGTAGGTGGAACAGGGGGAGCTGGATCTCCAGGATCTCCTGCTACAGAAGGTAAGGATCCTTTTCCACAAATTCCTGGTACGAATGGTGGTCCTGGTGGAACTGGTGGTCGAGGAGGAAATGGAAATGGCGGCGGACCAGGAGGCCCTGGTGGAGCGGGCGGTGCTGGTGGTCTTAGCGCAAGCCCAGGATCTACTGGTGCTACTGGAGCTGCAGGAACACCAACAGGTGGGTCAGGAGCTAATGGACCATCAGGCTCACCAGGTAGTTCAGGACCTAATGGAGCCTCGGATGGATCAGTTACTGTAACGTGGAGCTAATTTAAAACAAACGGAGATTATATTATGAGTTTTTTACTAAAAGATGAACCTTTTGAAGCTTTTGCAACTATTCGTGATGCTTTCTTACCACACGAGATTGATGCAATTCGAAAAATGATTGAAGACCATTCTGAAGAAAAAACAAAAGCTAAAGTAGGTAGTGGTGAGGGCGTTGGTATCGAGAATAAAGAAATTCGAGATTCTTATATCAAATGGTTACATTATAATTCTGAATATCATTGGATTTATTGTAAGTTAGCTAATGTTGTCAATGAATGGAATCCTAAATTTTTTGGAATGGAATTAAGGGAAACAGAAAGTATTCAACTTACTGAATATGATTCTGAATATAAAGGTTTTTATGGGCAGCATGCTGATTGTTCATATGGGTCCAGTAGTAATAAATATCGAAAATTGAGTGTTACAATGCAACTTTCTGATCCAAAAGATTATGAAGGGGGTAATTTACAATTATATACCCACGGGTTTGATTCTCCTGTAACTGCTTGTAAAGAAAAGGGAGCAATAACCCTTTTCAGGTCACATATTGTTCATGAAGTAATGCCTGTCACTAAAGGTAAGAGGTACTCATTTGTTACATGGGTTTTAGGCCCTCTCTTCAAGTAAGTCCTAACATAAATATATAAAATCACATTATAGGAGTTTGTCATGTTAACTTTAATCATCGGCGGCGTCATCGGAGTAGTAATTCTTGGATGGGTATATCACAAATATACTACTCAAACACAGAAGGTTCTTGATGAAGCAGCAACCTGGACCAATGAAGAAATCGACAAAGTAAAGGGTCTTACATCCCCAACTTCTGCAAATACTGCAAATACCAAGTAAGAAGAAACTAGAATAGAGCATTTGGGGCTGCGATGCATAAATACCATCGCAGCCCTTTTTTATAGGATTTTAATATGGCTATACCCACCGATAGAGCTTCTTTCACCAAATATTGCCTTCAGCAGTTAGGGGCACCGGTCATAGAAATAAACGTAGATGTTGACCAGGTAGATAATCGAGTAGATGAAGCCCTTTCTTGGTGGTGGGATTATCATTTTGAAGGTAGCGAAAAAACCTACTACAAATATCCAATTACCGACACTGATCGAGCTAACAAATACATCACTCTTCCTGACAATATCATCGGAGCAGTGAGTGTTTTTGACATCGGTACCGATGTTGGTACCAATAACATCTTTGGTGTTAGGTATCAATTTTCTCTGAATGATCTTTATAGTATCAACGCAGCTCAAAGTGTTGTTCCTTACTATATGACAATGGAATACCTTCAGCTCCTTGAACAAATTCTTGTAGGAAAGATGCCTATCAGATTCAATCGTCATGATAGCAGACTCTATATTGATGGTGATTGGAATAGATTTTCAGGATCTCAATTCTTCTTAGTAGAAGCATATCAAGTTGTGGATCCTAACACTTTCACTAAAGCATGGAATGATCGTTGGCTTAAGAGATATGCAACTGCACTTATCAAAAAGCAATGGGGTAATAACCTTAAGAAGTATGGTGGCATGCAGATGCCTGGAGGAATTACATTTAACGGGCAACAAATATATGATGAAGCAGCTGCAGAAATTGAAGAAATCGAACACGAAGTTATTAATAGTTATAGTTTTCCAGTGGTCGACATGATTGGCTAACCATGACACATGTATATTGGATTCATTTAAAAGAACATACACTGGAAGAAGGATATATTGGGGTTTCAAATAATGCTACCCAAAGATATTCTGATCATTGCTACCTTATTGAAAATGAAAAACATGAAAATATCCACTTAACTAGAGCTTTTAAAAAATATAAAAAAGAAATTATATTTACAATATTAGCTGAAGGTCCTGAATTGTATTGTTATGAAATAGAAATAAAATTAAGACCTATTAAGAATATAGGTTGGAATATTGCTGAAGGAGATCATAAACCTCCTCTGTCACATAATTCTCCTTGGTTAGGAAAAAAACAATCAGCTGAGATGATAGCAAAAAGGGTCTTTTCTCATAAAAAAACAATGAATGAAAAATATGGTGTTGATAATCCAAGTCAACTTTCTTGGGTTAGTGAAAAGAAAAAATTAGTCAAAAGGCCAGATGTAGTTGAACGTAATAAAATACTTAAGGCTGGATCGAGACCTTTTGGTGCTAAAATAGAGAAAGCCGTTGCAGCATGATCTCCGTAACTTCCTTATATTTTCAAAATTATAAAAACAGTAATGAACAAGAACTCCTTGATGATCTTGTTGTAGAATCTGTCTCAATTTACGGCATTGATGTTTACTATGTAGCGCGTGATCTTAATAATTTTGATATCATCTATGGTGAAGATGATAGTAGCTCATACTCGAAAACATGGCAAGTCGCAGTCTACTTAAAAGATGTTTTTGGATATTCTGGTGATAAACAATTAATGTCTAAATTAGCTGGTTTAGAAATTCGAGATCAAATTGTCCTATCCATGCCTAATCGATCATTTGAAAAAGAAATTCAAAGAGAAGTAGGATATGCAAGGCCCCATGAAGGTGATTTGATATATTTTCCTTTCAATCAAACTATTTTTCAAATTAAATTTGTAAATCAAAATGAAATGTTCTTTCAGTTAGGTACAATTCATTCTTGGGAACTTACTTGTGAATTGTTCGAATATTCCGCTGAAAAATTTGATACAGGTATTCCTCAAATTGATGCTCTTCAAAAAGGATCTTCAGCTAACTTATTTGATTGGGCACTTAGAGCCGATGACGGAACACCACTTACGACTGAAGCGGGTGATTATCTATTAACAGATAATTATAACTTAGCTGTAATAAACATCATTGCTGATAATGCAGAAATTAATAAAGAATCTGACACTTTCTTGGATTGGACAGAAGACGATCCATTTAATGATGAAACAGATATGAGGGTATAATGTTTGGGGGAGAAACCTTTTATTTTGGAATAGTTAAAAAGATGGTAGCTGTTTTTGGTGCTATTTTTAGTGATATTTCCATTAAGAGAACTGATGCAGCAGGTGATGAAACTGCACTCATGAAAATACCACTTATGTACAGTGCTAAAGATAAAATGATAACTATTGTTCGTTCAGATCCCAACCTTAATAGACCATATTCTACAACACTTCCTCGTATGTCATTCGAAATTGTAGATATTGTACCTGATAGGAGTCGATCCCTTCCAGTTCTTGAACGTAAAGTAAAAGAAAATAATCCTAAAGATCCAAATAAACTTAAGTATCAGTATGCAGCTATTCCATATGATATAAAATTTGCACTTTATGTATATACAAAAAATCAGGAAGATGCCCCAAAGATTGTAGAGCAGATTCTACCATTCTTCAGACCTGACTGGACCCCACAAGTTATTCTTGTTCCAGAAATGAATGAAACACGAGATGTTCCTTTTATTCTAGACAACATAAGTATTAGTGATGATGACTATGGTGATCCTGCAGCAAGAAGAATCTTAGTATATCAGCTTAATTTTACTTGCAAGACATATTTTTATGGTCCTGTAAACAACAAACCCATCATTAAGTTTATAGATGTTAAAGCATCTTTGGGTGTTCCTCCTACAGCTAATGTAGATATACAAACTGATGAAGAACTCACCCTTCAACCTGGTTTAACAGCCAATGGCACACCCACGTCAAATGTGGCACTTTCAGTACCTTATTTGACAATAAATATATCTGATGATTATGGATATGCCTTTACTAACACGGATGATATATGATAAATGATTTAGTTGAAACAATGTTAAATAATGCTTTGGCTCCTAGTCAAGGAAAAGTAAATGAAGATTTTGAACTTGTAAGGCGAAATCTTATCGATGAAATTACAGAAATAAATAGCACAATTGTACAGGTCCGACAATTAGCTGACCAATCTCAAGCGCCCAGATTTTATGAAATTTTAGGTAATCTTTATAAAACGGCTGCTGATATTAATGGACAATTACTAGATGCTCAAAAGAAAATAGCGGACCTTAACAAACAAGAGGGTAATAAACCCCCTACTCAGCATGTAACCAATAATTTGATTATGACAACTGAGGAATTAAGAAGGTTAATCGCCAATGATCACGCCTCTAGCCACGCCTAATATTGCCTCAGGACAAGAAGTTGTTTATCAAGATCTTCGTTA